GGAACTGGGCGAGCAAGGGAGACTAAGCTCGCCTGGAAAATATTATGGTTGATGATATAAAATTAAATAAGGGACCTACAACATACGAGGATTGGTATAACCTTGGTTATACTTTAATACCGTGTGATGGTAGTAGAGCTATATCTAAAGGATGGCAGTCTAAAGATTTTATATTATCGAAAGAAGAATGGAAAAGTAAATATTTAGACAGAAGTTTAGGATTAAGATTAGATGATTTAGTTGATTTTGATATAGACAATCCTAAAGCAAAAGAATTTGCAAAATTATGGTTAGGAAAATGTGATGCTATTTTTGGAAGAGATCATAATCCATCTAGTCATTACTTATGGAAACATACATTATCAAAACAAAAATTTGAATTACCAAGCGATCTTACAAGATATGTTGAATTTGCTTCACACGGAAATTGTTTATGTGAAATAAGAAGTGGAGAATCTCAATACAGTATAGTTCCAGGTTCATTACATAGTAAACATGTTGAATATGTGAGGTGGGAAAAGTATGAAGGTTTTAACGAATATGTAGGAGACTTAAATAAAATTTTAAGAAAGATAGCGTTAGCTACTGCTCTTTCTCTTTTGTATGCAGTAAAAGGACAAAGAGATGAATATTGTACAGCAATAGCAGGTGTTTTAATTAAACAAACTGATTGGGACGATGCGGAAATAAATGATTTTATTTATCAAATTGCAGAAATTTCTAATGACGATGAAGCAGACAGCAGACAAAATAAAGGATCGAGCACTAGAAACTCTAAAAGACAATTTGGAATGCCTAAGATTGCAGAAATTTTAGAATGTAAAAAACAATCCGTAGCTCATATATTTGGTTGGATTGGTGCGGAAGACAAAGCTCTTGCTGAAGTAAAAGAAATTGCTGATGAATCTATAGGCGACATAGTACAGTATGGATCTAATAGATACAAAATAGATGTCAAAGGAGTCTTACAAGGCAAATCATTTAAAAAAACAATTATCGTAGATGGTCAAACGTTAATGAATCAAAAAGTTTTTTATGATGCCGTTATTTCTCAAGCACAAGTTTGGATTCCAAAAATGACACCTAAACAATATGAAGAAATTATGAACATGAAATTTTCTTCTAGAACACAATCAGATGACTGGGATGACGAAGCAGATAACAATTTAATATTTAAAAAATATTTTAGTAATTACATTAATAAAGTTAAAGCATTTACTCACAAGAAAGAATTAGCTAATTATCAAATGCCATACTTTAATCAGAAAAAGAATTTTTTAGAATTTAATTTAAACAATTTTGAAGATTATTTACACAGCCAAAAAATAAATATGGAACGTGTAGATCTTGTACTAAAAATGCAAACTATTCTTAACGCCAAAAAACATAGAGGTAAGTATCTTGGAAAATCATGTGTGTCTTGGAAAATTGAAAGTCCAGATCTTATGACTGAAGATATAGTTATAGAAGGAGAATATCATGAAGAAGGAGAAGGAGGGCTGATTGAATCATTTGAAACAGATAGAGCCTAGATTTATTGCAGGTCCTCCAGGAACAGGTAAGACTCATAAATACATAACAAAGTTATATGAAGAATTGTTATCTAAATATAGTTATGAAAAAATACTTATATTGTCACACACTAATGTAGCAGCTGAACAAATTTTAGAAGCTATTATAAAATTGCCACAAATGAATCAAATTACTAAAAAAGAATTGAGAGAAACTATAGGAACAATACACCACTACTGTAAAAACAGACCATCTTTGTTAGGTAAATTAAGTAAAACAAAATTAGAAGATCACCAAAATTTAATTCAAGCCGATAGACGTTTTGGATTAGATGGTAATCCTGACATTGATAAACATAATCTTTATAGATTTAGATCCGATGCTAAAGGAAGAGGATTGTCGTATGATGAATATTGGAGACTGTGTGATCAAGATTCATATAAACCTTACAATGTACAGGTAATGAAAGAATTATTTGAAACTTACAAAGAATATAAAAAATTTAATAACAAAGAAGATTTTACAGATATGATTGAAAGGTTTATAGATCCGAGTGTTAAAGCTCCTGACGTAGATGCTGTTATTATAGATGAGTGTCAAGACAGTAATATTCCACAAACTAAAGCTATTGAAAAAATGGCTACTAACGTAAAAGACGGACATTTTTATTTGATTGGTGATGCTGATCAAACACTATTTGAGTACGCAGGATCAAATCCAGATTACTTTCATAAGTTAGCTTCTAAACCTTATCATGAATTAGCTGAAGGTTTAAGATGTAGTGAAGCTATTAATACAAAATGTAAAACAATTATCATGCCAGTGTGGGACAAATGGAACTCACATAGAATCTGGACCCCTGCTAAATACAGAGAAGAACATGGTTTAGGACACGTTGGCGAAACAATAAAAGGACAGGGATATCGTTTACCTTATTTAGAAAGAGGATCTACTCACTTAGATATTTTATTAAATAAAATAAAAAATAATCCTAATCAAACTTTTTTATTTACTTACAGAGGTAAACCAAGTGATGCTCGTGTTACTAGATTTTTATCTAGGCAAGGCTTAGAATATTGCATGGTGAGTGCAGATCCTAAACCTCACGCTTCTAAAAAAGAAATAAACTCACATTACGTTTGGCCAGACTTTGTCAAAGGTAAACCTATGGATCTTAAACAGATCAAAGCTTTTTGGAAATACATGGGAAGTAAAGTTATACCTAATGGTAAAGGTAAATATGATTTTAAAAACTGGATAGAAAAAGAATATACAATTGATGAACTAATTAATTTAAAATTATTAAAACCAGATTGTAAACAATATATAGATTTTGATTTAATTCGTGTACCTAGTGAAATATCAGGTGGTGCAGAAAAATTACAATATATAAAAAGAGTTATAGCCAATGGATTTAATAACGATATACCTAATCAAATATTTTATGGCAACGTACATCAAGTAAAAGGTTTAACATTTGATAATGTTATTGTGGACCATACTATGACTAGAAGAGAAGACTTCCACACACAATTAAGATTAGCATATACAGCATACAGTCGAGGAGTTTTCGATTACTGGGAACTCGCATCAACAACCAAAAGAATATTAGGAGTAAGATCAGCATGAGTAAACCATATGACAAACAAATTGGTGGGTCACACTACCAAAATTTTAAAATTCAACCAAGTAAATTTGTAATTGAAAACAAAATGCTTTTTCCAGAAGGATGTGCTATAAAATATTTATGCAGGCATCCTCACAAGGGAAAGAAAGAAGATTTATTAAAAGCAATTCATTTTATAGAAATGATAATAGAAAGGGATTATAAATAATGTGTACTATTCCACAATTAAGTGAGCTAGACTTAACAGACATTGATACAGTTGCTATTGACTTAGAAACATACGATCCTAATTTAAAAACAAAAGGCCTCGGTGCAATTAGATCTGATGGTGGTAGGATAGCTAAAGAAGGCTTTGTAACCGGCATAGCAATTGCTACTAAAAAACAAACTTTGTATTTTCCTATTGCTCATCACATGACAGACAACTTAAATACCAAAGAAACATGGGACTATTTGAACGAAAAACTGTTTAAAAACAAGGATATACGTAAGGTATTTCACAATGCAATGTACGACGTATGTTGGATCAGAGCATCTACTGGTGAGATGCTACAAGGAGAATTACTTGATACCATGATTGCAGCTTCGGTTATTGATGAGACTAGAATGAAATATTCGTTAGACTCTATTAGTAAAGATTACTTAAAAGAATCTAAATATAAATATGATATGGCTGCAAAAGTTTTAGAGTGGTCTCAAGGCACGATCAAAGATCCAATGACAAGTATGCATAAACTACCATACTACTTGGTAAAAGATTACGCAGAGCAAGATGTTAACTTAACATTAAAGTTGTGGAATATATTTGAAAAAAAATTAGACGAAGTATTATACACGGACCACGGAACAAAACAAAATAAAACATGTAGAAATATATTTGAATTAGAAACTAAATTATTTCCTTGCCTAGTTGACATGAAGTTTAAGGGAGTTAAGATAGATGTCCAAAAAGCTAAGGCATTTGGTAAACGTTTAAAGAAAACAAAACAAAATATTATTGATTACATTGAAAGAAGAACAGGAGTTAAAATAGAAATATGGGCAGCATCTTCTATTAAAGCTTTGTTAGATCACCGAAAAATAACTAACTACGAAACTACTAAAGATAAAATAAAAGATCTTAAAGATAAAAAGGGTAATGTAATAAAAGATAAAGATGGAAAGATAAAAACAGAAACAATTAAATCTACTACTCCTAAACTTCCTAAAGACTATTTATCTACACACAAAGATCATTTTTTAAGATTAATTGTCAAAGCTAGAAACTTCGATAAGACAGAAAATACTTTTATTGAAGGTTTGTTAGATTTTGTACATGAAGGTAGAATACATGCAGATATTAATCAAATTAGATCTGACGATGGTGGAACTGTAACTGGTAGATTTTCAATGAGTAACCCTAACTTACAACAGATACCATCAAAAGGTTTTATAGGTAAGAAAATGAGAGAACTATTTATACCTGACGATGGGTGTACGTGGGGATCATTTGACTACTCACAACAAGAACCTAGAATAGTAGTACACTACGCATTAAAAATATATTTAGATAAAGAACCTAAAGCAGATGAAGAACAGTTACCTATTAACTTAATAGAAAGTTTAGAGAAGATAGAAGAAGCATACAAGGATCCTGACAAAGACGTAGACTTTCACCAAGCTGTAGCAGACATGGCTCAGATATCACGGACCATGGCCAAGACTATTAATCTGGGACTCTTTTATGGTATGGGTAAAATAAAATTAGCAAAAGAATTAAATCTAACTAGAGACAAAGCTAATGAATTATTTAATATGTATCACAGCAATGCACCATTTGTTAGAAGACTATCACAAGATCTAATACAGTTTGCTGAAGATAATAAGTTATTATTTACGTTAAAAGATAGATTTTGTAGATTTAATAAGTGGGAAACACAAGACAGACAATGGGACAGAAAATTAAATAGGTACACTCCTGTGCCAATTTTAACTAAAGAAGATGCTCACACAGCTTACAAAGCTAAAATAACTGAGCTATATGAAGAAAAAGAGATACCTAAAAATTATATGGATCATTTTACAAAACATTACAAACCTGCGTTTACATACAAAGCTTTAAATAGATTAATTCAAGGTGGAGCAGCTGACATGACTAAACAAGCTATGGTAAATTTATATGCTGAAGGTATTTTACCGCAGATACAAATTCATGATGAGTTGTGTCTATCTGTAGAAGATGATAACATTGCAAAAAAAGTAAAAAAAATAATGGAAACAGCTGTTCCGCTTAAGATTCCTAACAAAGTTAATTACAAGAAAGGTCTTAATTGGGGCAATATAAAAAGTTAATTTATGGCTTACTTAAATGCAAATATACCTGTACAATACGCGCAAATAAAAAAGGAGTATTTATATGACTTTAAAAAACATAAAGGCGAAGTTGAAGACTGTATTATCTTCGGTATTACATCACTTACAGGACGTGCCATATTATTCCATGCCATCATGGAAAACGGTGCTGTCTTTTATCGTTTACCCATATCGGCTTTTATTCAACGTAATTATGACCCCAAGTCTGTTCCATCCCAGAGACTTGATGAACTGGAATTGTGGAATAGTTTTTCTTATTACCCTGCTGTTACTACTTGGGATATTTTAAGCACTACTGCTGGTAAATATATTGGTAAAGATAAAAAATGGTATCACGGCAAATATTTATTTACCGTTGACTGGGGACATCCAGATGCTAATATACTAAATTCTGATCATTCAGAAATTCCGCACGAACATAAGTGCGCACACATAATTGCGTTAGACAACGGCAACTATGCAGCACAACCTAACAACAGATGTATCTGGGATCTACCTTCATTCACAGTTAAGGACAATACTCCTGACTGGAAAGTACAAACTTCAGAATGGAACGTAGAAGACACGGGACAATGGAGAACAGAAGACACTGACAATTTCTTTTATGAAATTGAGGAAAAAAAATGAGGATAGTAAATGAACTTAGCAGACTTGTTAAAGAAAAATATAGTTATGGTACCGGTGGTAGCTTCAGTGCTAGTCGGAACATTTACTGGCGTTCGTTATATTGTTAATCTAACAGATACAATTAATTCAAATCAACAACAAATTGTAGATTTAACAAGAGATTTAAAAGTTGCTGAAGATAAAATTATAGATCAAAACACAAGATTAACTTCTGCTGAGTCTACTTGGCAGATGGCAGAAAATTTATACAGACAACTAGCAGATCAAGTTAGAGAACACGACTATGATATTAAGGATTTAAACAGGTAATGTATG